TTGGTTCATCGAGAAAAACACGTTGAAGGCTTGGTATCTGCCGACTAGCTCAATTGGCGGGGCCGCTCAATATACAGACATGAGTTCCATTTGCCGCCTCGGCGGTAATTTGGTCGATCTAGATACATGGACGCTCGACGCCGGTTACGGTGTTGATGACAACATTGCCTTTATTACCAGCCAGGGCGAAGTTATCGTCTTTCGCGGCACCGACCCCGCCAGCGCGGCCACATGGTCCCTGATCGGCGTATGGGACATAGGTTCGCCAGTTGGTGCGCGAGCCATGCTCAAATGGGGCGGCGACCTGTTGGTCCTGACCTACGCTGGCTTGATGCCCTTCGCCGCGTCTCTGCAATCCAGCCGCCTTGATCCCCGTGTGGCCCTGTCCGACAAGATACAAGGCGCGATCACGGCAGCAACGACCCAGTACGGCGGTAGCCACGCAGATGTCGGCTGGCAAATCTTTACCACTTCCAAATATAACGCTGTCTGGATCAACGTCCCAGTTGCTGACGGCCAGCAGCAGCAATATGTCATGAACACCATTACAAAATCATGGTGCCAATTTACCGGCTGGGCAGCGTATTGCTGGGAAACGCTTGGCGAAGAGCCGTATTTTGGCTCAGACGGATATATCGGCCATGCGTGGGACGATGGCTATGTTGACAATACCAGCAACATCACCACCACCACGCTCCAGGCGTTCAATTATCTAGGCGCTCGCGGCGTCAAAAAGTATTTCACCCGCGCTAGGCCCAGCATCTTCACCAATGGCGATCCGACCATCAGCGTAGGCATGAATATCGACTTTGATACGTCCGATACCACGGCCCCTGTGACATTCACCGCCTCGTCCTATGGCGTCTGGGACGCGGCGACTAGTACTTGGGACACGGCTTTGTGGGGCGCTGATCTAGCTATCCAGAACACATGGCTGGGCATAACGGGCATAGGCTATTGCGGGGCGGTCCAGATGAAGACGGCCAGCAGCGGCTTGCAGATACAATGGGCTTCAACAGATGTGGTGTATCAGACCGGATGGGCGGGTGTATGAGCTATACTATTAAAATTGAACCTCTTATTGAGATTTACAATGAACTTGAGCCTATCTGTCGCGAGCACTACGAAGAAATGTCTGCTCGACTACAATCTCTTGGGATGAACGTTTCGCCCTATCAGCCGCGCCTAGATGAATATTTTAAGGCATCGCGGGCGGGGTATCTTGTAACTTTTGTTGTCCGGTTTTCTGGCAAGATTGTTGGTTATTCAAACATTTATTTCACGAACGACATGCATAATTGTGATAAAATTGGCACGGAAGACGTTGTGTTTGTCACGAAAGAGCATCGCAAAGGCATCGGAAGAAAGCTGACGCAATTCGGCCTTCAAGAAATGAAAAAACGAGGCTGCAAGAGATTTACAGTCACGACGGTAACAGACCCCCGCGTTCCCAAGCTGCTTGGGCGCATGGGGTTCAAAGATGTTGGCCGTGTCATGACTTATACATTCTAGGAGACAAGATATGTGTGGCAGCGCCCCCGCAGCACCAGCACTTCCTGATTTCGCCGCCGCCGCGCGCGCGCAAGGCGTTGCAGATGTCAAAGCCGCGAAAACGCAGGCTCAGCTTAACACTGCTAACACATACACACCCGCAGGGTCGTCTGTCGTCAATTGGAATCCGGTCTTCGATCAGACTGGGTACGACAAGGCTATGTCAGACTTTACGACTGCAAAAAAGCCTGTGCAACTTGATTTGCGGGCTTCTCCCGGCGGTCCAAATGACCTGGCTTATAAAAAAGCAATCTCTGAATGGGACGCGCGTGTAGCCCCTTCGCGCGGCGATTTCACGACAACTTCCGATACGCCGACAATTACGCAGACTCTCACGCCCGAAGGGCAGGCCACGTTTGAATCGCAGCAAAAAGTCCAACGCGGCCTTGCTGATTTAGGGCAACAAGGCATTAATACTGCCCAAAGAATTATGGGAACGCCGTTCCAATATAATGGCCCCCAAATCCAGACTTCGCTCGGCCCGCAAATGCCAATGAATTACGGCCCCGCTATGGGCGTGTATGGCATGGCGGGCGGGATTGATCCTGCGGCTTATGGCATGGCTGGCAGCGTCGGCGCGGGTCAATACGGGCAAGCCCAAGGCGTCAATGCTGGGTCTTATGGACAGGCTCAAGGCGGCGTTGCTGGGCCTAACTTGCAGACGGGCTATGGCGATTATGGCGATGTTCAGAACGCCCCTTCCGGCGGGCAGTACGGCCAGGCGGGCGGCATTAATGCTGGTCAGTTTGGCAATCTCAGGACCGGCGCGGATATGTCGGGCGTTGCGGCCATGCCGGTCAGCGCGGGAATGACGGGCCAGCAAGCCATCATGGCCCGTCTCCAGCCCCAGATTGCTCAGCAATCCGCCGCTACTGTTCAGCAGCTTGCCAACCAAGGCATTACGCCAGGATCGGAAGCCTGGAATAACGCCATGCGCGAGCAGCAGCAGGGCCAAAATGACCTGCTTAGTCAAGCCGCTTTGCAAGGCATCGGCCTCGACATGAGCGCCAATCAGCAGGGCTACGGTCAGGCGATGGGTCAGGCCGGACTGTATAACGCGGCCTTGGGGCAAGGTTTTGGTCAGTCCACTCAAGCGCAGCAACTTGGCAACCAAGCAATCGGCCAAAACTTTGGCCAGGGTATGCAAGCCAACGCCGCCCAAAATGCGGCCCAGGCCCAAAGGTACGGTCAAGCGGCCAATAATGCTCAGTTCAATAACGCCGCCCAGCTATCCCAGTTCCAGGCCAATCTTGCCAATCAAGAGGCTAGAAATGCGGCCCTAGCTCAGAACTTCGTCCAAGGTATTCAGGGCAACGCGGCTACGAACGCCGCCATCGCTCAGAACTACGGCCAAGGCATGAGTTCGCAAGAGCTTCAGAATCGGGCTATCGGCCAGAACTACGGGCAGGGCCTTGGCGCTAGAACATTGGCTAATCAAGCCCAGGCTCAAAATTACGGGCAAGATGCTGCGTCTGCTGGGCTATACAATCAGGCAGTGGCACAGCAGTATAATCAGAACATTGGCGCGGCCCAGTTTGGCAATACCGCAACCCAGCAAGCCTATCAACAACAGCTTGCCCAGTATAACCAACCGCTTAATCAAATCGCCGCGCTTATGTCTGGCTCGCAAATACAGATGCCACAGTTCCAGGCATACGCGGGCGGCGGTAATATTCAGGCTGCGCCGGTCTTTGCTGGGCAACAAGCAGCGGGACAACAAGCGATGGACCTATACGGGCAGCAAATGGCTGCACACAATGCACAGGTGCAAGGAATGTACTCGCTTGGTGCCGCTGCCCTTGGGGGCGCGTCAAAAGCAGCGTCAGGCGGTTTCTCGGCGGGCGGAGCATGGGCACCGAAAGGATAAGGGATCAAGTTTATGGCAACGTATAATCCAATGTATTACCTTGATGAAGCGGCAAACTTTCTGAAAAAGCCAGCCCAGAACGTTTGGCAAAACCTTACCGCGCCAGGCAATACGCAAGGCCTGGCGTATGAAGATCAAATAGCGGCGCTCGATGATCGGCAGAAACTCGCCGACCAGCTTCAAGCGCAGGCTGACCAGCCCTTTAACATCCAAAGTTATAAAGGAATACAAGCGCCTATTTCCGGGTACGAAGGGGCGGCAAAAATGCTCAGTGCCGCGCTGGCGGGCTGGGAGGGCGGTGGCATCGCGGGAGAGCGAAGGGCGGCTACTAAAGCGGAGAAAGCCGCAATTCAAAGCGGGTTTGCTGATATTTTCAAGAGGGGCGACCTTGTTGAGCAGGGGGCGCAACAGCCCGATGATGCCGAGGGCATCCCCCAGTATGCGGCTAATACACAGGTGGGTGGGGGCAAATATATTCTCACGCCAGAAGCCCAGCAGCGAAGATTGATTGGGCTTGTTGGCGACCACCCAGGCGCTGCGGGGCAGGCGAATTTGTATTCTAATCTTATTGGCGACGAGAGAAAGCGGGCGGAGGATTTGTCTGATGCTAATTTAGAGAGCCAACGAAGAATAGATGCCGCTGCGTTAGTGCAAGAAGGCTTAGATAGGCGTTACACCCCCCCAACCCCGACTGACACTAGGACGCAATATGAAAGAATAATAGCTGCAAGAAATAACTTCCCTCCTGGGTCTAAAGAATATGAAGAATATCAAAAACAATTAGATAAATTGAATTATATGCAGCCTTCGCCTAACGGGGATACCGGCGGGCCGTTTGGCGGAAGAAGCATGGCGGCACAATATATGAATATAATAATCAAGGGGGACGCGTCCTCGCCAGAGTATGCTTTGGCTTTCAACACTCTTTCAAAGCCTCGCATTGAGCTTGATCAAGTTACTATGAGGCCGGTAACAATTCCCGGCATGGATATGAGCCAATTTTCAAAACCGTCTGGTCCTGTAGTGCCTGGCGCTACGGGGATAACGCCTGTTGTTGGTCCTGCAATAGGCGAAACTAAAGATATTAAAGACGCAAAAGTTACGTTGAAAGTGTTTGACACGCAAGCAACCAATTTGGAGGACGCGCTTAAGGGTTATTCTGCTTCAGATAAAACTCTTTACGCAACAACCGGAATTGCCAAAGGCGGGGCCGCTACAGCAATTGGTGCGTATAACGCTATGGTTACAATTATAAGAGACCCACAGCTTATAAATACCGGGGTTCTGCAACAAGGAGAACTTAGCTGGTTAAATAATTTCTTGTTTAACCCTGGAACAATAAAAGGAATGCTGTCTGGCGATAAGGCAACTATTGATTCGTTTAAGGAAATGCGGGGAATTATTGCAAATCGTTTAAAAGCAAAACAGGAAGTTTATGGCGCGGGGCCAGCAACGCCGGGGTCGAGCGGCGCGGGCGATAAGTACAAAAATAAATACGACGACGCCCCTGTGGCTGACGTTGGTCCGACAATAGGCACCGTTAAAGGCGGATACAAATTTATGGGCGGTAACCCTGCTGACAAAAATTCTTGGACAAAGGTAAACCCATAAATGGCTAATCCTTGGGAAGAATATAAATCACCTGGAAGCCCTTGGGAAGAATACTCAGCCCCCAGCGCGGCTGACAAAAATCCGCTTCTGCCGCCATCGCAGCCTTATGTGCCTCCTGTGCAACGCGGCGGGTGGGCGAGACAAGTCAATGAAGCTATGTCTGGGCCTGGGCCGCAAAGGATAGCGGCACCGACCATGCAACAAAATCTGAATGCCTACGGCCAAGTAGCAACAGGGCTTCCAGAAGGGATTGTTGGCGGTGTTGTTGGCTTGCCTGGAGACATTGAATCTCCTGTCCGTGGATTAGCCAAAGTGCTTGGCGCTCCAGTTTCAACAGACAGGGAAGATGCAATACTCCCGACATCTGATGAAGCCGCGACTATGATGTTTGGTGAGGCTAAGAACCCCTATCAAGCCGGGGGGCGTAATCTTGGTATTTTAGCGGCTCCTTTGGGAATACCAAAGGTCGTGAACGCAATTTCCGCCCCTGGAAGATATGTCTTCAAAGGCGAAAAAGCCGCCGAGCCTGTATTGCGCGGCATGGGCAACGAATTTGGCTTAGAAGCAGTCAATGCAAATCTTAAAACAAGCAATGCACAAAACACAAAGATTGCTAACATTGCCAGGTTGTTAGAAGAGTCCGAAAAGACTGCCACCGCCGCCATAGCGGCGAGAGGCAATATTGCAACGGCGGAGGGCGTGTCCGCTACAACGGCAAAGGCCCAGGCTGCGGAAGCTTTTGCAAATGCCCCCAATAGGGTCTTAGAGGCTGGGCAGGAGGCTACGGGTATTGCCCCGCCGCTTGCTAGACCAGCCGCGTTAGCCAGAATTTCAACCGGCAAGGCTGAAGTTGAACCGTTGTTCAAAGAGTCCTTTGGCCCCAAGTCGACGGCACCCTTAAAAGACCAATACGAGAATGCGTTTAACGACGCTTCCCGTAATGCCAAGGTTGCCCAGCAAGAACTTGCTGACGCAGAAAATAGCCATACGCAATTGCTTGCTAGGGCAAACGACCAGACCAGCGTTTATGGCATTAACCCCGGCCAGATACGCGAGTCCGAGAAAGCTATCGAAGCTGCCAGTGAAAGGGCTGCTGCTGCGGCGGAAGAAGCTGGCAGGGTAAAAACCGATTTGGGTTCAATTCAAAACGACATATTGGAAGGCAAGCAAGGCGCTGTTTATACGCCGCGCATAGCAATTTTGTTGCAAGACCCACAAGTAAAAAAGGGCATTGCGCGTGGCGTTAGAATTATTCAAGCTGGCGCTCGCGGGAAAGGCGAAATACCGGAATTAAAAGACCTTTCTATTAAAATTGACAGGGGCGGAAACCCTATTCTTGACGCAAATGGCGATGTCCAGCCCATTGGCGTTCCAAATACTAGAACATTGCATATAGCTAAAAGAGGCTTAGACGCTTTTGTTAATGCTACAAAAGACCAGTATGGCAGAATTGTTTATGATGCTAACGGGGAAGTGGATGCAGTAAAAAACATGAGCAAAACGCTATCCTCAGAAATGAGGCGCGTTAACCCCATTTATGACAAAGCTATGGCTGAGTCTGAAAAGTATTTAAGCACTAGGTCTGGGTTCATTAAAGGCGCTAAATATATCTTTGATGACAAATTGCCAGAATCTGACTTTAAAGACATTGTTGCAAAGATGAGCCAAGAAGAACATGACGCCGTTATAGAAAGTGTGTCTAACTTTGCAAATGAAGCCGTGCGTAAAGCATCCCCCGAAGCCGGGACTAAAGTGCCTCTTGCTTCTACATCAAGGCGTTCAGAAACAAAACTTGCCATGCTTGTTGGCGACGAAAACGCTTCAAATTACATGGCGGCTTTGCGTGGGGCCAGACCGTCTGCAAAAGGCGCGGCGATTCCCGTTGGAAAAAGCCCTGCGCTTAAAGCGGCTGGCGAGAATATACAAGCTGCCGAAAAAACCACAAAGGGCTTACGCAAGGATTTCGCGGAGGCAAACCAAGAGCTTGCTAAGACCATGCGACGGTCTAGAGAATTGGAAATCCGCCAAGTTTTTTATGAAACCGCGCCTTTGAAAGATATTGGCGAAAGAGCCGTTAAAGACTTAACATCTGATTTTAGGGCTGGGCTGATAACTAGTGATAAATATAAAAGTAGCATCAGGGCGATTGAAGAAGCGCAAAAGAACTTAGCAAAGACACAAGGGTATCGAAATGTTGTTACAACAATAGCCAAAGGTGCGGCTAAGGCAGCGGGTCTTGCAGCGGGATTAAGAATGGGCGGCGTTGGCGTGGAAAGCTTTATCCCATGACCCGCCCCGCATCAGGATTTGCGCTTCTTTCGCCAAGCGGCCATCCGTATGCGGGCGCACGGCTTGCAGTATTTCCTGATTTCCTTGCCGTTTTCGATCTGCAAAACGACATTTTCCGGCGTTCGTTCATGGCCGTATTTGCAAAGCGGCTTGTTCTTGCGTTTATACGCGCTGGTAAGACCGCCCAAGAAAAGGCCGCTGTAGTCCTGCTGGGAGTCGGGCGACAGCACCCGTTCCGGAGGCCAGCCAAGACGGTGGCGTCCCAGCACGGTGCTGTAGTTGACGCCGGACTTCTCGGACCATCGGGTCAGGCTCATGGTAAGCCCTTCGTGGGTCATGTAGATGTTGCGGGCGGTATTGTTGGATTGCTCCTTCCTAGTCGCCCAGTGGCAATTTTCAGGGCTGTAGGGGCCGTTATTGTCCGCGCGTTCAAGGGTGTATTTGTCCGGCGGGTGGCCCAAATCGGCCATGAAAGCGTTAAAGTCGCCCCAAGCCTGGCAGACCTTGATGCCCCTGCCTCCGTAGCGGTCATAATGGGCCGTTTTGGGGTTGTTGCATCGGGCCTTCATTTGGACCCAAATACGGTAAATTCTAGAATAGGACAGTCCGTGTCTTTTTGTCATAAGGCTGTTATAACGTATCGCAAGGAGTTGTCAAATGAGTTATAACGGAAGTGGCACGTTCGTTGTCAACAGCAGTGGCCAACCAGTGGTCACTGGCACGGTCATCTCATCCACCGCGTTTAACGCGCTCACGGCGGACCTCGCGACGGGGCTATCGACATGCGTAACGAAGGACGGGCAGACGGCGACGACTGTGCGCGTCCCATTCGCGTTCGGCATTAGCTCCACGCTGACCACCGACGCGACGAGCGCGACCACCGGCTCGATCATCACGGCGGGCGGCATCTCGATGCAAAAAGCCCTGTGGGTGGGGACGACGAGCAGACACGTTGGAGCGGCGACGTTCGACAGCACCATTGCCTCGGGCGCGATTACATCGACGGGGGCAATCAGCGGCACAAACCTAACGGCGTCTGGTAAAGTTGGGATAGGCGCAGCAGTAGATGCCAGCGCCCCACTTTATATTCTAGATAATACTGAATACGGTATACGCTTAAGGCGTACAACAGCAACAGCTGTTGACTCCTATTTGTATCCTGCCTCAGACGGCAAAGTTACATTATCTGGTGCGGCCCTTAATGTGCAAAACGCTCTCTCTGTTGGTGTATCTGTTACCGCGCCCTACTACACCGCCACCGCCACCGGCACCAACGGCCTCGGCCTCGCGGCGGCGAACACGCCTGCGTTTTATGCAAGCACGACTGAGGTGATGCGTTCGACAACATCGTTGGCGACAGTTCAGCTAGAATTAGTCACTGCGGCAGGACTGTATAGCACGAAGGGTACGCAAGCCTCCACAAGTGGCACATGGTACACAATCATTGCGCTGTCTGAGGGTCTCTGGACGGTTTACGCCAACGCCGCGTCGG